CGCGTTGAACTCTATGTTTATGCGTTTGGTCGTGTCAGCCATTAGGTTCTCCGCGCATCTTCCGCCGCCTCTTCCTCTTCCACCTCAGTCAGCGCCATAGCGTCAATGATCGCCCATTCGGGCGCGTCCATCAGGTCTGGGTGTTGGCCGAAGCATCGGAATCAGGCTTTGAGTCGCCGTCTTTCCCATCCGATGTGTTTTGTGCGCCTCCCGTCTGTGTCTCGGACTGAGAAGCGCTTGAGGCGTTTTTTGCTTCGTCCAGTTCCGCCGCCGGGGAGTCCAGCTTATCCATAGCCGCGTTGATTGCGTTCCACAGCGCGGGATCGTTCTCTCCAACCCAGAGCCATTTCGGGAAGCTCCACGCGGGGCAAGTGATACGGTAGTGCAGCGCGATAGCCATCTGCACTGCGTACGCATCCACCTCTATCGCTGTGCCGTCCTCTATCGGTATCTTGCACATCTGCTCCCGGTCTTCCGGATCCTTGTTGACTCCGTAAGCCCCAAGGATAGACCGCAGGTGCGTGACGATCTTTCCGCGCATAGACAAGCCCCGCCACCGAAGGCACATAACAGGCAGGCCCGGCTTGTTCTCCACAGCAAGCGCCACCGGTTCGGTATCTGCGGGTATCGAGTCCAGGTAAGCATCCCAACCCGCCTGTTCGGGCGCAACCTGATTCTTCTCTGTCATGAGGTGGCCGCTCCCTGTCTCATGCAGTGCACGGTGATGTTCTGCCCATCGCGCCCGATTCGATGTTCACCGCTCACTACGAGCACCTGCATGATATGCGGGGAACCATCAATGGCCGTGTAGCTGAACAGCACAGAAGTGTTTACAGCCGCCAACAGACGGTCGTAAGTTGCGGACTCCACGGCTTCCTCAAGCGTGATATCGCAACTGTCACCGAGTCCTACCGGGTAAGCGGCGGTGTCCATACATGCTCTGTTATCCGCCGTCTCCGCCTGCGGGCTGATTGTCATAGAAACGAAGCGCCCCAGCAGGTCAAGCGTCCCGAGCGTCAGAACGCTTACGTCTCTCCCGTATTGTCTGTCTGCCTGTCCCATTGTTGATGCTCCTTAGAGTGCGATGACTCTATCGGGTCGCGCCCAGATCGTTACAACCCCATTGGTGGGGTTAAATGACGCGCAACTCGCGCCGATAGCGTTGGAATACAGCGGCCAGATCTTCGCATCGGTCGTGTAGTCCTTCTTGATTCCTGCCGCGACCGCGACCGCATTGGTCGATACCGTTCCCGCCAAAAACACCTCTTGCAGAGCATCCGACTCGTAAATGAGTGCATACTGCCCCGCAATGACATGCCCGGCGGTTCCGATCCCGGAAGCAGTGATAGACGTAGCCCCTGCCGTGACCGCACCGGTCACAGCGACCTCACCCACGACCTTCTGCGTGTACTGAGTCGATGTCGAATAGGCCGCAGCCGCGACGCTGTGGGTAGTGACGCCATCCTGCAAAGTCACAGTGAGTGTGAGCGTGCCAGTCTGCGAGGCTGTCTCACTTACGCACACGATGGGGGCGCCAAGTGTCTTTGTGAGAGTGAGCGCGCCGGCGTTGACGACATTGCCTCCCGTAGCCGCCCCGGTGGCCGTCCAAGTAGAAAACTTGTGCGCACCGGATGCGGCGGGGCTGGCCTCGTTGGCAACCCAAGTCCCTTTGCCAAACACGTGAGCGGGCGTGATCCGCTGCTTGAACTTGTCGTAAACAAGTTCCGCGAACTCGTAAGGGACTCTCCCCCCCACCGATGCAAGGTAAGCATCCCAGCCGTTACTTGCCAGCCCCAGTCCGGGTGTCGCAGAGGCTACAGGCAGGATGAAGTAGCTCAGGTGGAGTTGCAACCAATTGGCGATATCGGGTTGAGCACCAAACTCTCCCGCCTCAAGCGCGTCGTCCATGTTCGTGAGTGTTTGGCCCTTGACCACATTCTCATAGACTTCATCGCCCGCGCCGTCCGCAAGAGCCCAGAAACCCGTGCCCGTGACGGAGGTTTTCCACGTCTGCCTCAGTTTTGCTAACCGGTCAACGGCCAGCTTGATTTGTGCTTCTGCGCTCATTGTCGCTCCTTACGTTCTCTGTGCGAACTGTCGCACTCGCAGTGTTAGAATCGCCTCGTGGCACACCGCTCCCGTGCCCGAAAGCATCACAAAACCGGTCTCCCCGCTCGAATACTCGAACAGCGACGCCTCGTATACATAGCCGTCCAGGTTGATGTCATTGCGGAACAGCGCTCGCACCGCATCCACAAGCGCCTCCCAGACGGGTTCGCTCACGCTCCCTGCTTTCAGAGAGTGCGGCATATACCCCGCGATCTCGTAGGTGGTGGTTTCCTCCACCTCCACGCCTTCAATCGCGTGCCCGTATTCCGGTGGCCATGCATCCACAACGCCCGTGCGCCTGATTGTCCAGAAAGGAGTAGCGGTTACGCCCTGTTTGCCCGCCCATGCCGGTAGCTCTCCCCAGTAGTCCATCACCTCGCCGTAGCCCGTGACGGATTCCAGCATCGTGCGGATCTTCGCGCGAACTTCTGTGTCCGATCTCCACGCCATCAGTCGCGTCCTATCAGGCGGGCGATCCTGTCAGCCGCCGCGCCCATGTAAGTGTCAACCATGACCCTGCTCCTGTTGAGTCCGCGGGCGAACATGTGCGCGCCCTTAGTCCCGTGCTTTTCGATGCCCTTCACCACTGCCCACGCTACTGATGTTGCCTGCTTGCCGCGCAGTCCGAACTTGATCATCACCCAATTGCGGATCGGGTAGAACGGCGGGCGGTGGGGGCGACTTCCTTCCTCTACAGGGACAGCATAGGGCTGCATTGAGTACGTGGAGCCCACGACGTGAATTGGATCCCGGCTCATGACATCTACACTCGCACCTATTGTTTTGTGGAGCCTGTTGGTCGCGAGCGGGGTTTGTAGCCGAACCTGTTTCTGCGTCCATGCCGTTACCTTCTTCATCATCTCCTGGACGATGTTGAGCACTCCCGGGTCGCTCCCGGATAGCTGGTCCTGTAGCAGGCGCATCTTGCGGGAATCGTACGCCACATAAATCGTGTATGGCTTGTTCATGGTCTGAGCGTGTCCCACTGCGCGGCCCCAACTGTGCCCACGTGAGTTACCTTGCCCTGGTCAGAAAGAGCCATTCCGAGCGTTGCGTATGCCTGCTGTCGCATAGCCTTTGAGATCGCGCGCCATTCATCCGCCTTAGTCCGGTAGTTGATGGAATCGGCGGGGAGCACAGCATCCCCCGTGCGGCCATAGCGTGCAACAACCTCGAGACACGCTGCAGCCGCGCAGAGATACGCCACAGCGTCTTGTTCGTGCGCCGGGACGGTGAGCGATGTATGCGGGGCGGTGTAGGTCAGGATGGCGCTTGTGCCGTCTCCCACGTCACTCAGCAGCCGCCAGTGCGTGCCGTATATATCCCAATCGCTCCCGCGCTCGAGGTAGATGGGCATCTGTTCCCCGGATGGCCATTCAATCTTCGCAAGGTTGCTGTATTTGTCCACCCACCCGGCGGGTAGATCGAACTCGTAAAGGTTTGCAGTCAACACCTGCGTCTCTGTCAGCGTTTGGTGGCGAAGGGTGTTGTACTCAGTGAGCGCCGCCGCCGCCGCGCGTTCGTATCCATTCGCCGATGTGAGTTGGTCAGCAACCGTGGCTGAGAGTTCCCAAAGGATGTCTTTCGCACGGTCTACAATCCAGCCGGATACTGTGGACGCTTCCACAGAGCCAAACACCACGGTTTTGCCCGCATCCGCCTGCCCGTACAGCCCGCACTGCCCGGGGCCGGTAGACGCCAGGGTCATCTCCACATCCCACGTTGCGGGTTCTGTGGCTCCGTCATTCCAAACGCGCGCGTACGCCTGCCCATCTGCCCACCGCAACCGCAACCAGATCGGGAAGGTCACGGCTTTGGTCAGCATCGTTATCGACAGGCTGTCAGAGGTGAGATTGATTCCGCCAGCCGTTTTGTCGTAGTAAGCGAATATCCCGGCGGGTGTATCTACACCCAACACGACAGCCCCGCCGATTGAGCCGGCGTCAATGCTTGTGATGGAAACCAACACCTCGCAGTTGCCTGCTTCTACCGCGCCCGCAAGCGCCAACACTGTATCACCAGGTGAGAGGGTGGCGTTCCCACTCGCTACATCCCAAAGAGCGAGCTTATCAGTGCCATCTACTCCAGAGACACACGTCCAGGCGGAACCAAGCGCGGGACTGCCCAGTCCGTTTGATACTGTTCGCCCGAATCCGTCTCTGAGTAGTGTGCTCATGTGTGCCTCAAGTCAAAAAGGGGATACCGGGGCGTCGGGTCATGGCAAGATGCCCCGGTATCTGCGTCCGTGCCAGGTGTGCTAAGCCCTGTTCTGCCAGACCTTCACGTCGTCCACATACAGAGTGCCGACAGATGCCCCGCTCGCCTTCTCTACTGCGAAGTAAGGCTGGACCGCACCCGTGCCTGCCGCGACAAACGCCGCAGAGGCAGTGCCAACCAGGTTCCCGTCGATGTAGAAAAGCGGGGTCGTGGGGATCGTGCAGTCAATGCGGAAGATATGGTATTCGTCCGCGACAGCGTCGACTCCGGTATCGTTGTCATCGTCATTGGTGACGTTGTCATCCGATTCCCACAGGATGTTCGCCGACGCTCCCTCAAGCCGGAACCAGAGGTTTGAGGCGATGGTGTCAGCCGTCGCATTGTCAGCCGATGCCAACCCAAGAACGATGATTCCTGCCGCTACGTCGGTGAGCACGTGGAACGCCGCTCGACACTCCCATATCAACCCCATGGTGATATCGAACGGGAGTTGGTCGCCCATGTAGAGAACCGAACGCTCTGCCTCGTTTGTGACAGCGAGGGCCATCTGAGCGACCCCGCCTGCGGCGTTAGCCACAAGTAGGGGCGCGGATGTCGGAGAGTTGGTGACAACCGAATGCCACGGCGCGACTGTGTTCTCGTTCGCGATGTACTTGTTGAGCTTGTAGCCCAGAAAGTCATCATGGAAGAATACCGGTGCGCCCCGCTGGATAGTCTCCTGCGAAGCCTTCTCTATCAGTTCCGGCGCTCCGGCCTTGTATCGTCCTAATACTTTGATGCTCATTTAACTCGCCTCTTTCAGAAAGCGGGGCCCCGTTTCCAAGACCCCGCTCAATGCACCGGCGCGTCATGCCCCGGTGTCGTTACCCGTCGCAGGGCTTTTCGCCCCACGGATGTTAGTCAGTGATCGCGGTCGGAGGAGTCGCCTGAGCGAAGCGCGCGCCATACAGCACGTAAACCGCGCTGACTAGCGTCGCCGCGGCGCTCTGCCCGACTTCCACCTGAATGCAGTCGTAGCCTTCACCCAGATCCACAGCGTCGATGTCGATGACGTGGATGTGGTCTTTCGACTGCGTGGTGTCATCAGCGATGGTTGCAGCCGCAGTGCCCTTGATGAGCGTGTCGGATGCAACGCAATCGGAGTTCGACCAGAAGTGGGTCATGGTGATGCCATCGGAGTTGTCGGTTCCCGCGACGGCCTTTGCCTTGTCAACGGTGATCGCCAGTGCGGTCGCATCCGCACCACGCGCCACCTGCACGATGATCGCGCACTTCCGATACCCCTTGAGGCTGACCCAATCTCCCGAGCGGGCCCCGGCCGTGGTCTGCGGCTTGATCGCCTCAACGATCTTCATGTTTTCTGGAAGCATCATGTGAGTCTCTCCTTATGCCCTTGCCGCCAGGGTGATGAACGGAGACAGCGTTTTCGCGCTGTTCTTGGGTGTCACGGCCGAGTTCCACCACGGCTGACCATCATTCATGAGGATGAAGCGCATGGCCTCTTCCCCATAGTCGAACCGGATGTGGATGCTCGTTGCGGACTGGACTCCCTGCGAGTCCTCCGCATAGATGTAATCGCGGAGATCGACGAGCATGATGTCGCCCTTGTCTCCAACAGTCTGGCAGTGCTCAACCGGGATGACCGGCCGTCCCTTGAGAGTTCCGAACGGGCTTGCCGACAGGCCACCGGCGGGCATATACACAAGCTGACCGCCCGTGCCCACCACAGCGCCCATGGAATCCAGTGTGGGCTCCACGTCCTGGTTGATCAACCAGACAGCCGTGCGGCGGTTCGCCACTGGCATTCGGCTCCACATGTTGCTGATGTTCTCCGGAACGATGGTGTCCGCGGCCTGTCCGGCTTCTTTGTCAACGGTCACCAGCGCAGCGCTGTTGAGTATCCCAAGCATCTGCGACGCGCCGTCTCCGCCGATGATCTCGCTCTCAGTCTTGAAAACGAGTTCGGAGGCAAAGAGACGAGTCAGCAGTGTCTCAACGGAGATCGGGGAAAAGCGCAGGAGTTCATCCGTGTCATACACGAGTCCCATGAGCTTCTTGAGTTCCAGCCTGATTCGGCGGAATGCGGCCTTGGATGATGTAGCCTGTGCAGCTTCGCCCTTGCGGTAGACCCGGATGCCGCCCTGTCTGGAGCCATCCGCGCGGGATGTCTCATTCAGCGCCGGGATGTTGATGACGTTGGACGAAGACATGGGCATGCGGGTGCATCGCTGGAGAATCTGGCCCTCTTCCCATGCGACCTTGAGGAGTTCGGTTGCATAGGCTTCCGGAACCAGGAATCCGCCCTCAGAGTCCACGCCGATGTTCTGTCCGCTTGCGGCCTTCTCAACGAGAAGCCGCTTATCAGGTGTGCGGCCCGCCTCGCCTGCGGACTTCACGCCTACGATGAACTCGGCGAATGTTTTCCAGCCGCCCTTGGGGTCATCCTCGATGCGATCATGAACACGAGTCACATGGGAGGGAGCCTCGCGCTTCGGGGTCATCGCCTCAAGCTCGCTCTTGACCATCTGCCGAATCTGCTCCTGCGGATCGTCTGCGGCTTTCGCTTCGGGTTCCGGGGCGGGCGCCTCAAACGCCTTCGCGGTTCCAGCATCAATCAGACCCTGCGCGACGGTGGAGTCATCAATGGAAATGATCTCCCCAACTGCGAACTCCTCGCCGCCATAGGTCCATGTTTTCAGTAGTATGAGTTTCATTGGTCCTTTTCCTTGGATTGGATTGGACGCTGGCACTTGCACCGGTCGGCCTGCCCTTGTGAAAAAGCTACGGCTCCGGCTCCATACCTCTGCGCAGAAAAAAGCCTCTCGGTTTCCCGAGAGGCTAAACCTTATACTCGCCCCTGCCTTCGCAGGAGTTCTTCCTTCACAAACTCTTTCACGTGCCCCTCGCGGTGGACGCCACACCGGGCAACTGAGACGCGCCCCACGGCAAGCCGTGAGACCTTCGCGGGTTCTACAGTCGTGCGCACAACCGGAATGGTCTGTCCAGGTTCCTCCGGAGGGTTCATCGGCTGTAGTTCATCGTCGTACGCCTGGAAGCCCTTGCCTACCATGATATTCAGGGCGTGGGGATTGGCGGGAACACTCACATCCGAGTGCTCCACAAGAACCCACTTCGTGTAGATCAGCGAGACGTTCTTGAAGTAGCCGGGTTTTTCTCCCCAGTCTGCCCCCAGTTTCTTCGTGAGATCATCCCAACCGCTTGCCCCGCGCTCCACGTATTCCAGCGGGTAGAATCCCACGCTGGAAGCGTTCATGATTCCTTGCTTGTTGAGCTGGTAGACTTCTTCGGCGCGTTCGGTATCAGCGTACCGGACTTTGGCCTTCACGCCGTAGTTGTCCGCCTTAATCCACTCGTCAATCCCGATGGGCAGTTCGGCGTAGTTGTGGTTTAGCAGTACCACGGGTGAAAGCAGGTATTCGGTCAGCACCACGCCGCCCGGGACCAGAATCTCGTTGTAGCGGTCAACGTCGCGAGTGCTCACCCACTTGATAACCGCCCGCTCGCCATCCACGATCTCGTCTGCGGGCTTGCGAATGGACCGCCGGGTGATCTCCGCCGTGTCCATGTCAGGTATCTCTTTGCGCAGCGCAGACTCTATGTCGGCGGCTTTGTCCCGCCCCCACTCGGTATCTCCCATGCTGTGGAGCAGGTTTGTCAGTAGGCATTTCTGTTTCATGGTTCGGTCCTCGTCGGGAAAACGTATTCAGCCCAGCAACGGCAGTTCGGGTGGAGTTGGGGAACCAACAGATGCCCGTAGTCGCTCACAGTGAAGGTGTGACCGCTCGCCTCGATAGCCGTTCCCGGCTCCAGGTAAGGCGAATCTACCGCAACGCGTGTGCCCTCGAGCGCATCGCAGAATGCGCACACAAGAGGGTCCTGCCGGGTATGCCAAATCTTGTAGATGGCGCCCGCCGCCATAGCCGCCTCAAGCTCACCATGCCGCCATGCCCAAGCCCATTCGGTTTCCAGTATCAGCTTCGTGCGGTATTGGGGTTCATCGGCGTCTGGTGATACAAGCCCGGTGACTGCAGCGAATAGTTCCCCGTACGTCTTCCCGTCACGGATAGCAATCTTCACTGCGTCTCGAATGCGCGCTACCGTGGTATCCACCACGCTCATACTTGCGGCTCGTGACTCAAGCGCTGTCCATGCGGCCGCTCTGGCAGGATTCAGTTCCCAATCGCCGCCGCCGGACTCTCCCCCGTAGGTATCCCAGCCATCTACCGACCCGCGCAGAAGCCACATGAGCAGAAGCACGTAAAGAACCTTCTGCAGCGCCTCTTGCGTCCTATCAAGCCCCCGTGAGAGCTCGTCCGGGTCAAGGTCGGCGCGAACCTGCCGGGCCGCTTCATCGGGAGTCATTTGGGCATCTGGTCCCAGTTCGCATGCACGATATCCCGGGCGCTATTCCAGAACGGTGCGAGCTCGCCCGCGACGCTTGATTCCGGGCCATCAGGGAGCATGGACCGCAGCCGTTTGGCAGGCTTTTCATCCTGCGCATCATCGGGCGGCGGTTCCTGCGGGTTTTCACCCGGCGCAACGGGAACGGCCGCAGGCTTCAGCAACGGGAGCGGCTTGTCTCCCCACTCCACGGGCGGCATACCCAGATCCTCGCGCACCTCGTTCGGCGTGATAACGGCGCTCTGCAAGTACCCCTGCCGTTCCTTCAACACCTGGTCACGGTTCTCTGGAACCGGGTCATCGTAGGCAAGGAACAACCGTTCGTCAAACAGCGCAGTCAGCGACATATTCAGCCTGTCGGCCACACGGGTTATGCGCGGGAGGACCGCCCCCTCCGCGTGGAAAGCCTTCGCGGTCTCTGAGTTCGCCTTGTTGCTCACGCTCATCTCCAGGACGGGCATGGGCACGTCAAAGATCGCCGCGATCTCCTCGCGGGAGAACCGCGCAAACAACAGGTGTCCCGTGTCTTTGGGCGGGAAGGACAGCTCTTTGATCTCCATGTTCTTCGGCATGACAGCAGGTAGCCCCGCCCGCTTCATTCCACCGTAAAGGCGCATCCAATCCCTGCGCAGTTCGTCTCTTTCTTCTTTGACGAGCGGGTGATCTGATATCAGGGCGAAGTCAGGACGGGCGCCGTTCGCCCACAAACTACCTTCCCACTCATTCATGGCGTTCAGGCGTGCGGCGGGATGGACTGCCGCCTGCATCGGCCCCATTCCCCACACCTGGTCGCACGGGTTGAATGAACGGAAGTGAATCACTTCATCGAGGCCAAGCGCAACCTGGTCCTGAGTTCGCCAGCCGTACATGTAGCCGATCAGGTTCCGCGCCTCGTCCAATACCGGAAGCATATCCTGCGCCATGAGAGGCCACAGTTTCACAGGAACCTTCCGCCCGCCAATATCTGCAAACTCTATCTGCCAGAAGGCGTTGCCCAGAAGATCCATGTAGGAGTAGAGTGAGTCGAACATGTCCCGTTGCGCAAATTGGTCGTTCGGCGCTCGCAGCAGAGCGAGCAACGGGTGATCTATGATCTCCCGGACGTCTGACTCGCCCATGTCTTTCGTCACGAGAGACAGGTATCGCCGCTTGATTTCTGGAACGCCCCGCGTGGGGAACCTCTGCGTCTCGCCACGAACGTAAAGCCGAAGGGTCTGCGCGGCGCACGCCTGTGCGTTCTCCCTCACACAGGCATAGACCCAAGAGCGGTAATACTCAACGGTTTCGCGCGGTGTGCGCGGAACATCCAGCGCCTGCCTGTCGGACTGTCCGGGATAGGTAAAGGTTGACCGGCCGCCCTGAATCCACAGAGGCATAAAGGCTTTGAGTCTGTCTATGAATCCCATATAGGATCGTCCTCTGCGTCTTCCGTGTCGTTGCCTTCCGGCGCGCCGTCTTCGTCCAAGCTATAAATACGCATGGGAGTCTGGTACTCTGCGAGCATGGCGAATCCCCCGCTTGCGGCGTCCACCAGAACGTCATGCTTCCCGAGCGGGAACTGTGACCATTCGAGCAGTGCGCCTTCTACCCATTGGCCCTGAACCAAGTAGCACTTGCCGGCAGCCGCACGCGCCTGAAAAGGGAGTGCCCTCGTGAGCTTGTCTTTGTCAGACACCACGGGGACAATCGCCGTGTTCGCCAATCGCGGGTCCTGCAAGAGTTCCTGCACGCCTGCCGCCTGAAACCCAGTCTTTTCCACCCCCACGATGACGCCGGGCTCTGCAATGGCCGTCTGTGCGATCAGCTCCCGAGCCTGCGGCCACTCCATCTGCACGTGGACAGGAGCGTCAAAGAACACGTCGCCCTCGCGCGTCATCGTCATGCAAAACGATGCAGTGTAGTCCGCGGATGTCTTTTCAGACGTCGCAAGGTCCCAATAGCGCACCCGCACCCGTCCGCCGGAACATCCATCCACTGTCCGAAACCATTCCCGTTTGAGGAACCCGCCGCCGGGTGGTGATGGACGCCCTTGGTAGAGTGATTCCCACTCGTACGGGCCTACGTTCGCCTGAATCGCCTTTAGGCGCTTGACAGGGTAACGCTCCGTCCAGAGCGCGTTCCCTTCTTCGTCAATGGCAGGCCGGTGGAGTTGTGCCCACCGGTCCGCTTCCGGGTCAGTCTTGACCGCTTCCAGCAGACGCCCTGTTAAATCGTCCTCATGCCAGCGGGTCTGAATCACGACCACACTGCCGCCCGGTTCAAGCCGGGTGTACACATCGGCCTGATACCAGGACCACGTTTTGTCGCGGATGGTCTGAGACTCAGCCTCGGCGCGCCCCTTCACGGGGTCATCGATCACGAGCAGGTCAGCGCCCGTGCCCGTCACAGAGCCCCCGACGCCGATGGCCCGCAGGCCGCCTCCGTGGCCCTCAAGTTCCCACGCATCCACGGCTTGGGAATCCGATGCCAACTCCACTCCCGGAAACACGTTCCGGAACCTGTCGCTCTTGATGATGTTCCGAACGCGGCGGCTGGTCTTGACCGCGAGTGTGGACGTGTAGCATCCCACAATCACGGACTTGCGCGGGTTGCGCCCCAGATACCAGGCGAGAAAGATGCTTGTGAGAAGCGTCTTTCCGTGTCTCGGAGGCCAGGTCACGATGATCCGGCTCTCCGGCGTAGAATCTATCGACTCAAGGGCTTTGGACAGTTCCCGAAGGTGCGGCGCCCGCTGGTAGTGCCCATACTGGACGTACTGAGCGAACGCAAGCAGGTCATCCTGCAAGGCGCGATACAGGTCGGCGTTCGTTATCCCTGAAGGAGTCGGCAAGAGCTAGAATCGCATCCTTATCGAGAGTGTGGCTGACATTTATGGCTTCCCCATTCGGCCCGGAGTGCTCTATCGCCTGCGCCACCGGCCCCTCGATTCGGTCAAGCAACTCTTTGGCGTTCTTGCCCTTCGAGAATTCCTTTATGAGCCCTTCGGCCACGAGGTCGGCGTACAGCTTGCCGGTCTTGGGTTCCTTCTGCTTGAGTAGCCATTCGATCCGGTCAGTAATAAGCCTTTTCTTCGGACGCCCTCCGGGATTGCCAGATTGCCCCTTGCGAAAGCCCCGCCCTGTGCATCCGCCAGAATCCGTTGATTCCGCGTTGTTCTGAACGGTCTCGTCGCCCATATCGCCCTGCGCTACTCCCCGCCGGGGGCGAGGGTGGGGGTGAGTCCCATGTCCTGCATGCGCTCCAGCGTGACCGCGACGTACTTGGGTTCGATCTCCATGCCGTAACAGACGCGCCCCAACTGCTCCGCCG